ATGGCCACGATAGCGGAACTCAAAAAAATGCAGGAGGAATGGCAGGAACACTGTCGGCAGGTGCAAAGCATCACCGACACAAAAAGTCTTGTCCGGGAAAACGCTACGCAGAAAGAGCAGCGCATACGCCGTTTGCAAAAAGACTATGACGCCTTTTGCGAATATTATTTCCCCCATTTCCTCCAGCTGCGCGACAAAACCACCGGAGAAGTCATCCGGACCATTCACAATGCGCCCTTCCACAGCGCGGCGGCGCGCAAGGTCAAGACGACACCCAACCTCAAGGCTGTATTCAAATGGCCGCGTGGGCACGCCAAGTCTACGCACATGGACATTTTCACACCATTATGGCTCATGTTTCAGCCCAAGAGGCTCATCAACTTCATGGTGATCGTCGGAAAGTCGGAGGACAGCGCAAATCTCCTCTTGGGGGATATTCAGGCGGAGTTGCAGTACAACAAGCGCATCATAGCCGACTTCGGAAAGCAGATGTCAATCGGGAATTGGGCGGAAGGGGAGTTCACCACAAAGGAGGGGGTTAATTTCCTGGCATGTGGCCGTGGACAATCGCCGCGCGGATTACGCAAGCGTGAGGCACGACCGGACTATATCGTCATCGATGACCTGGACGACGACGAGCTCTGTCGAAACCAACGCCGCGTACGCGAACTCACCGACTGGGTGAAGGAAGCCCTTTTCGGAGCCCTCGATGTGGGGCGTGGACGCTTCATTATGGTCGGTAACCTTATCTCGAAGACCTCAGTCTTGGCCAACATCTGCAAGACAAATGGCGTGCATGTTTCAACCATATACGCCGTCGACAGCGAGGGAAACCCCGTATGGCGTGAGAAATGGACCAAGGAGGAAGCCCGCGAATATGCCGACTTTGTAGGCTATCGCGCCTGGAACAAGGAGATGATGCACAATCCCATCGTCGAGGGAACTGTCTTCCGGCAGGAATGGATACGGTGGGCAAAACGACCGGCATGGAAAGACTTCTCCGAATTTGTCCTCTACATAGACCCCTCGTGGAAAAGCAAGAAGACCAATGATACCAAGGCGGCCAAGCTATGGGGCAAACACAAAACCAATCTTTGGCACCTCAGAGCGTTCGTGCGCAAGGCATCGATCGCCGAACTCGTACGCTGGTGCTACGACCTCTACGAGTGGAGCCAGGAAATCGGCATCGCCATACGCTTTGCCATCGAAGCAAGCTTCATGCAGGATATTCTCCTCGATGAGTTCACCACGGAGGGAGAACTCCGAGGCTATCAATTGCCCATTACCGGCGATACACGCAAAAAACCGGACAAGTTCCAGCGCGTCGAGGCCATCAGTCCACTCTGGGAACGGGGCTTTGTCTACTACGACATCTCGCAGAAGGAAGACCCGGACATGCAGGCTGGTGTCGAACAGACGCTCGCCTTCGAGAAAGGTATGGCTGGCAACGACGATGCGCCCGACGCAGACGAGGGGGCCATCTATATCCTTCAGAAGAATACAAGGCAACAGATTTATTCACCGAGGTTCGGCAAACGCCCGACCTCCAAAAACCAATGGTAAATAACATGATACGGCTTATAAAAGACATTATCTTCGGCTTCCGCTTCAAGCGTGCCGTCAGGAGGGCGGACCACTTTCACCATATCACGCACCGCAAGTACATGGTGCTTGTCATCAACAAGAAGCTCGAGGTTCTCTCCAAACAGGAGGTGAGAAAGTTTGTGGCTGGCGGCATTTTCCAAAAGGGAACAACCGTCGGGGATATTGAGAGTAAGGCATTATATATAACGATGTAGGCTTATGTTTATCACAGATGAAGACTATAGGGTGGTCATTGGCGAGCAGGCACTTAAAGTGGTGTCGCAAGTCAGCCAAGAGAACCGGGCCAACGCCGAAACGGAGGCCATGGAGGAGATAGCCGGATATCTCCGACCGAAATACAATACGAAGGCGGTGTTCAGCGCAGCAGGAACCGACCGAAACAGGCTCGTCGTGATGTACACCTGCGACATCGCACTCTATCACATGGCGGCATCAACACCGCAGAAAATGGGCATGGAGATACGAAAAGAACGCTATGAGCGCGCAGTCAAATGGCTCGAGGGGGTACAGGCCGGAAAGATTGTGCCGGACCTGCCACTCGCCATGGATGAATACGGAGAACCGGTCGGAATGCCCATGGTATACGGCTGTCAGAAAAAACTCAAACACAACTGGTAATTATGGCAAAAAACAAACGCTACAACGCAAACGGGACTTACGTAAATACGCCGTTCGGAAAACTATTACTGGCGAAAAACGATGCAAAGCGCTTTCGAAAAACGGTCATGGAACTGCAACGCACCACCGACTCGCTCACGCGAAAGGACATCGGAGATTGGAGAATGGCCTGGCAGATGGCCATCAATATAGACAACCCAAACCGACAGCGCCTCTATGACATATACCGAGATGTGGAGGTGGACCTGCACCTATCCGGATGTATACAGCAGCGAGAGGGATTCGTACTCTCTCGCTCCTTCAAGTTGGTCAACGAAAAAGGAGAGGAGGATGAACAGGCGGCGGATTGCTTCAATGCACCTTGGTTCAAACAGCTTATGAAATATAGCCTGGATGCCAACTACTGGGGACACTCGCTCATAGAACTGGGAGAGATCACAACAGATAGCAACAACCACCTCTCTTACGAGGGGGTCAAACTCATACCCCGCAAACACGTCATTCCGGAATACGGCAGGGTCGTCAAACAGCTCGGCGACGATTGGAAGTCGGGAATTGATTATCACAAGCCGCCATTTGCCGACTACCTCATAGAGGTCGGACAGCCGGACAGTCTCGGACTGTATCTCAAGGCGGCAACGCAGACCATACCGAAGAAAAACGCTTTGGCTTTCTGGGACACATTCGCAGAGATTTTTGGAATGCCCATGCGAATTGCACGAACGACATCGAGAGACGACAAGGAACTTGCCAAAATGGAAAAGATGATGGCCGACATGGGAACGGAAGGATGGGGCATCTTCCAACAAGGCACGGAGATCGAGGTCGTAGAATCAGCAAAACACGATGCATTCAATGTCTACGACAGAAGAATCGACAGGGCGAACTCGGAACTCTCAAAACTCATCATCGGACAGACCATGACCATCGAGGACGGTTCGTCACTCTCACAGTCGGAAACGCACCTCGAAGTTTTCCAGAATCTCGTGGAAGCGGATTGTGACGCTCTGCGTGATATGGTCAACAACCAACTCATTCCCCGAATGATACGGCATGGATTTCCCTTACAGGGCATACACTTCGAGTGGGACTATAGTGAAGACTATACGCCGGAGCAACAGGTCGCTTACGAGCAACTCGTGCTCGACAACTACGAGGTGGACCCGTCCTACTTCGAGGAAAAATATAGCATGCCCGTAGGCGAACGCAGACAGCAGAGCATCGCACTTGAACCCACAGAACCCGAAGGGGACAAGAAAAAAAAGCAACAGAGCGGAAAACAAACGCCTTTTTTCGACTGAGCCCCTCAACCTACGAGGGGCTCCACGAACGCTATGCCCGACTGCTGGGGAAAGAAGCCTTGCAAAACACTTTCAGCCGTGAGGAGGAAATAAGGGAGGAGTTATCCCGCCTCTTCGAGGGAATGATGCAGACGCTCTACAAGGTCGAAGGGGCACAGTTCAAAATTGAGATAGTAGAAAAACCGAAAATACAGAACTTCATCAAGGCACACGCGGAAGTCTTGGATGCTTCGTTTGAAAAAGTCGAGATGTCCGATACAATGCGAAAACGACTGCAACGGTCCGACTACATCTTCTCCGGAATAAAGACGTTTCATGAGCTGAAAGAGGCCTTCCCGTCGCTCCTCGATGAAAACGGCAATCGAAAACCATTCGAACAGTTCTTAAATGACGTTCAAAAGATCGACAATACCTACAACCGCAACTATCTTCGAGCGGAATACAACTTCGTGCAAGCATCAGCGCAAATGGCAGCAAAATGGGAAGGATTTAGGCAGGATGGTGATAGGTATAATCTACAATACCGCACGGCCGGAGATAATCATGTGCGCCCCGAACATGCCGCACTCGACCGCGTCACCCTGCCCATTACCGACACCTTCTGGGAGTCCTACTACCCGCCAAACGGATGGAACTGCTTTATCGCAGGAACACCTGTTCTTACGGCTAAGGGCTGGCAAGCTATAGAGGGTATAAAAGAAGGGGATTTAGTCTATGGGGGAAGTGGACACCTCCGTAAAGTAGCGGCCGTGATGACCAGACCGACGGAAGAACAAATTGTCACGATCCGTACCGATAGGAGTGCTGCCACATGCACCGAAAATCACAGATTTTGCACACATCGAGGATGGGTCAGAGCGGTGGACTTGAAGACGGGAGATATAATCATCCAACTGGGAAAAGTCTCCTTTCACTACGTAGGCGTTAACGCAATATATAACATGACGGCACTTTTCCGCAAGGCACGCATGGCGTTCCAAGGAAAGGGGAAATCGGTTACGGCCTTGACAATCGATGATCAAGTCAAGGACGGGGAGATAAAAATCAACAACGAAGCGACCAACAAGAACACGGGTGACAAAGACCAAACCAAGGCTTTGAAGGTGTGCGGACAGCTGTTGTGCGGAAAGAGAAAGCGGGGCACGCAAAGCGCTCATGCGCTCGGGATGCAACGCACGGGTTCGTTTACTTGCCATGACGGCACGACGTCTTACGGCAGGACGAAGCAGAGAACTGCTTGTCTTAAGTTTCTCGGCTACTTGACGGACAAGCTCGCTGTTGGCTTTCGTCTTGCCTTGTCGTACATGCTTGCCTTTCTGAGCCAAACGATGGTTCGTGGAAGCAAGAAGAGTACTTGCCATCAAACGGCGGGATGGATTATCAATCCACTGCGCACGGACAGCATCGCTACCACATCGAATAGGGATGCCATACTGGCGCAAAATGCGTCCTACGGTACGCCCATTGATGTGCCAATGCTTGCTCAAACACCGAAAGCTCCGATGCTCTGTAAGATAGCGAATTTTGCAGGCATCAAGAATATCGCAGCCTTCAAGGGCTTCGATTCGGTCTATCACTTCTTTCGTAACACCTTTTTTCATAACAGATACGCTATAGTGCTTGACAAAGTTACAAAAAAGACAGGCAAAACTATGGTCTTTAATCTCGAAGTCGAGGAGGATGAGTCATATATAACGAAGATTGGAATAGCACACAACTGCCGCTGCACCGTCGTCCAGGTACGCAAATCGAAATATCCGGCCACGCCGCACGACGAGGCAATGGCGCTTGGAGAAGAGGCAACAGGAAAGGATACGAAAGGAATCTTCCGATTCAATCCGGGCATAGAACAGAAGTCCATACCCGACTACAATCCCTATACCATCAAGAGGTGTAAAGATTGTGACCTTGCGCAAGGCAAACAGAAACTTGCTTTCATCCCCGACAATGAACTCTGCGCAGCATGCCGACTGATAAGACAGTGCGAGGCTGTACGATATGAAACAAAGAAAGAATATCCCAATGGAGGAAAAGTGCAGGTACATCAATTAGTAAACCCTGCCGACAGCGATTTCAAGAAACTTCTGCAGGTGGCTGATTTCTTTGCAAAGCAAGGGGCAGAGGTAAAACTCACACCGAAAATGTCGCGGCCACAAAAGTTTGTCTACCAAAATATCTACCACACCCTTATGGGAACCAAATTCGAGGGAAAGTGCCCCGATTTACAAATCAATGGTCTTTGGTATGAACATGAGGGCTTTGTCTCTGATAATCCAAAACGTGCCTTTAGAAATATGATAACGCATGGTATAAAGCAGTCCGATAGAATTATCATTGATAAGCCTGACTTAACAGAGAGATATATGCTAAGAAGCATTCTTGGACATATAGAAACAGGTAAGGATATCAAAGAAGTTTGGCTAAGGGAGCAAGATGGAAATCTTACGAGGCTATATAAAAAACGAACGGCTGACTAAATAGCCAGCCCTCGCAGATAACGAATCGGTAGTCATTAGCTACGGAATCGTTGCTGCAAAAATACACAAAAAAATCCGTTACTTCCAACAAAAGCAGCGGATTTTTTGTTTTTAGCCTCTTTTTTTCGTTCAGATACTCTTGATGGCCACACACTGGTAGCTTTCTATGTTTTCGATGATTTCCTCATGGTTGTGGCTCGTACGGCTCTCCACCAAATCAAATTCCATAAAGGTCTCACCCTCCATGCAGGTCAGTGCCTTGTGGATTTCCTCCAGCAGGTCGAATACCTTCAGGCTTTCCTCCTGGAACTCGCTGCCGGCACGCACGCTGCCTGACCAATCGGTCACCACATGCAGGTGCACAATAGGCTCGGCGCGATATTCCACACCAGGCTGAATAGCCGTCCACTGAATGGGAGCAAACTCCACGAATACGGCAGGACGCTCCCATAGCTCCTCCTGCTCGATAAACTCGACATTGTGGTTCCACAAATCGATATGTTTGATCGCGCCGCCGCTTACGGCCTGAAGCCGATCGCACAGCAGCTTGTACAGTTCCTTTCTCATTGCTCTTTAATCCTCAATTCAAAGTTGATATACTCGGTGATATTCTCCTCAATGATTTCCCGGACGGCTTGCTCCACTTCCGGACTGGTGCCCAGGAAACGGCGGCGCGGGATCTTGAGGGTCGTGCCGACTTTCTTCAAGGCCATAAACTTCCAAAACTCGGCTTCATCGCTCAGCTGCAACGTGCGCTTGTCACGCCTGTAGCTGCCGTCCTTCTTCCGGCCGAAGCCGCCGGTCGCCGCATAGTATCTATGCCAAAAGTAACGCTTCATCTTATCCGTCACCACGATCTCGCCGCCATCATTGTGAATGGCTGCGTAGGATTCGGTGCTGAAGAAAGTAATGCTGTTCTCGGTCGTCCGACTCTGAATACTCTGACGAAGACGTCCGGTGTCGACCAATAGGTGGCCGTCTCGGCGCGTGGGACGCTTGCGACGCTGCCACGCCTCACTAAAAAAGGCCTGACGCTCGAAGTTCTGATCGAACGCGTCAGACATTTCCACGCGAATATCCTGCAAGATCCTGCCTAAAATACGCTTAACGTCTGCACGCATGATACGCTTACAAATCTTTCTTTAGAATATTATACAAGGTACGCTCACTGATGCCATAAACCGGATAGATATAACGACGCCAGATCTCACGATTAGAGAGGCCCGTCTTCACCCACCGGCTATAAATCAAATTAATCTCACACACGCGTTGGCGATAACTTACACCTCTACGCTTCTCGTTGTCTACTTTCACACTGTTATCTTTTTATATAATTACCTAAGCGTTTCTTTGTAAGGACGAATATCAAGCAGCAGCTTGCAACTCACCCACACGCGACCGCTGCCCTCGCAATGAGAGCAACGAACGCGATGTAAACTACCATCGGAGTGAGGAACCTGACGATAACCGGTGCCACCACAACCACGACACAAAGCAACCTTGACGGGTTTGTATACTTCCTTGTTCATAACCCGACCTCCTCTTTCTTGGGTTCAACATAGAAGGTCTCGTCCTGCACAACAGCGATACCACATACAGCCATCGCTTCTCGCATCGTTGTCGTACGATCGTCGCCCGTCGGGGTGTCATACACAGCCACTTCCTCCAAGTCGCGATCCGCCAGCATCCGGTCCTTCGCGATCTCCTCCGTCAAACGAATGTACGTCGCCGGAAGGATTTTCTTCACCAGCGTTAGTGCGGCGGACCAGGTAAAGCCTTTCAGCGTTTTCAGCTTCGGTGTCCCGGTGCGGAAGCCGATGGTACCATGAGCCATGTCGAGCGATTTCTTCTTCGAAAAGAATTCTTCCTGATGCTCCGTCGCAAAAGATTGTAGGGTATCAAATGCCTGCTCTTTCTCGGACGTGAGCGTCGCCAGCTTGTCCGCATACTTCTCACGGATCTTGGCACACTGCAGTTCGATTTCCGCATTGATTTTCTGTACCTGTGCATCGCTTTTAGCGTAGGTTGCAAACGCTTCATCGGCGGCTTCTCTGCTCACGCCGGTAATGATGACTTTTTTCTTTCTTGTTGCCATTATCTTTTTTGTTTTTATAGGGTTTATAACTCGTGCTCTATCACATCAATAAACTTGGTTTCTGATACTGAAGCAATCTGATAGTCTATCATAGTGTCATCCATAATCGTTCGGATAGTGTCCTTGCAGTTGTCGAAAGAAGAAGCCTGTACCAGATAGTAAACCTGCGTGTGCTTTTCTCTTTCCGTTTTCTCGTCAATGGTGATAAACTGAAGTATGGCTTTGTAGTATCGGTCGCATGACTCTTGCTCGTTGAAGAACACTTCTTGGAATTTCATCGGGTTGATGTTTACAACCTGAATTTCTCCGGACACATAGCTGCCAAGGAATTCTATTGCCTTCTTTTCTGCCTCTCCGAATGAAAGAGCCTCGACCACATAACTCTCGGTCACTTTCTTTTCATACCCGTCCTCATGCACTTTGTCATAGCGCATCTTGACTTCAAACCAATCGCTTGTTTTTGTTCTCATTGTCTTTTCTTTTTATAGGGTTGAAAAACTAATCTTCTATCTCGGGCGACCAGTTCAACTGCTGGCGTTCCTCTTCGATCTCAAAAGATAGCTGCTCAAGGCAGTTGTCATACTCCGTTTCACTCATGCCCTGCGTGAGCTCGCCGATGTGCGCCATCGCACGCTGTACAAATTCTCTTGGGGTCATAACTCAACAACTGGATAAGTTTTTGGGCGAAAAAACAATCACACCACGTGAACAAGCACCGGAACGCGGAGATTGAAGACCGCCCTTGCGCAAAATCGCACGAAGCTTTACCTGCAAAGCACCAAGTTCTTTGACACCCAACCGGGCAAATACTTTACCCGCTATCCGAGGATGCTGACAGAAAGCATCTACACGGGACCAGTCGCTCGTGTCGATACCGATCCTTTGCATCAGCTTCAGGCATAGGCTGCGCTCTTGCTTCAATTTTGCCTTCCAACCGGTACGCGCTTCCAGGGAGGCACACATGCTATGGTACTCCTTGGCGCTCATCGCCCGCAAACTCGTCGTCCGACCACACGTAAAACTTGAAACAAGGAGTTCCTTATCCGCGCCGGGAAATTCCTTCAAAAGGGCGTAGAAGCGGTGGTAGTTCTGAATCTCGCTCATGGCAATGAATTGATTATTTTGTTCATGTTCTTGCAAGACCGCTCAAGGCCGCGTTGATAGCCTATCAGCATCCCGACAATACAACCTAAGGCTATGCCACCGATAATCCCAAATACAGGTGCAAATACAGTGGCTACCCATGACAGTGGGTTCCACCATCGGGGCGTCAGTACTTGCTCGATTTTTTCGTTAACCTTTTCCGTTTTCATATCCTCACTTGATTAAAAATTGAACGTTATTCCCATCTCTATTGCCCGGGCTTCCATAATGGCGGACCGATGGGTGTTGTCCGTCACTATGGCTTCATTGGAAGCGCGGGCGATCGCATAACCATGTCTGCGTAGATGATGCCGGAGGCAGATTTTCGCTTTGGAGCATTGCACAACCCGCAGCCCTGTTTGCTGTTCCAAACCGAAAAGAACGCGCCGTTTCTCCTTCCTGAAGGTTTCCTTACGGCTTTCGCCAATACGGCGGTGCATGGCCTTAAAGGCTGCTTCGCTCATGCGATCTTTATTGCTCTCACCGGCCTTGAAGCGATAGGCCTTACCGTAAAGCAGCAGGTTCTTCGTTCCGGCATTGCCGCCGTTGGCCCTGTTCGCCCTGGCAGCATGTTCGGAAGCCTTGCGCTGCATGGCTGACATAAATGCCTTGGTCTTCCACAGTCCCAATTCCCGGGCCATTCGGGTAATGCTGCGATGTGAAGTCCCAAGCTTTTCGGCAAGCGCCTGGTTCGTGGTGTTTCCGAAGTTTTCCTTCAGCCATTCCAATTGCTCCGCTGTCAGGTCTTTTGTGCTCATAACTCCCTCCTTGCCCGTCTTAGACGCGCCGGCAGTACTACAGTGGCGTTGCACTGAAGTGCAGCCTGGCGTGCAGCCTCAATACGTTCCGCATGCTTCTCGTTCCACACTTGAATACGTCTCTTGATTTCTTCTAAAATAGTTGTCATATATAGTTATCGTTTAATGATTATTAAATGTAAATGAACTCACCGAATAACACAAGGACCGGTTCGCCTACCCCCATTACCCATTCACCTCGTTTTCTATCATATCCTTCCGGTGGAGAGATGATGGTGTGTTTACTTGCTGGAAGCAAGTTCTTGAACTGGGGACCACTTGCCGTGCAACGAGTTATCTGTATCTGCTTCTTGTCCTGCCGACCGATGCAACAGTTTAGCTTGTTTTTGTCCTTCTCATACACGTCAATCGTTCCAAGCAAATAACTTTTAACCTCCAGACCACAGCATGAGCAACGATACACATCATACAGGCCCTTGCTGTTTTTTAGGGTAATCAGATTCTCCTTGACAAATTGATGACCTCCATGTGAAATTTCTACTCGTATCATACTTTTTTCCATTCGACGGTTATCACGGCGTCAAGTCTGCCGCTGCCCTTGCATATCGGACACTCCTTCTTATATCGTTCCTGCCATTCATCTTCCTGCCAATGGTAGCCGTTTCCTTGACAGTAAGGACAACTGTGCCCACGGCTCTCGATGCGGTCTGTCATACGCCCGCCCGGACTCATACGTCCCGGAGTGATTTCAATCATCCGTCTTTCCTTGCTCATAGCGATCTTGTTTTGATAGTCTTATTCTTTCGGGCAGTACCACGGTATAGTTGCAATATCGGCAGCACCGTCCTTCCGTTCTCACAGGATAGGGATTATTACCCATCCCCTCTATCTCTTTGCCGCAGATGCAGCATTTTTCTTTCTCGTCCATATCACAGATTGTTACTTGTTTTCAATATACCTTCTTTCCAGACTACATAATGGTTTCCGGCTTCACCGATTGACCTGCCCAAGCAATAAGCCTTGTAGCCTATCACGCGTACTTTCATGTCGCAGATGTATCTCAGACTTTCAGCCGGTTTACCTGATGGGGCGCTCTTGTGTTCTTGGCTGATAAAGATGAAACATTTGCGCTTGAACCGCTTCATCAATGCCACGGCCGCAGGATAGCTCCATCCATACTCCCAGCAACCTACTTGAAAAGAGTCCACGATAATGAACTTGGGAGACTTAGGTTTGCCAAGCCGCTCGGCAAGTTCTTCTATCGATTCTTCGGTTACGACCCGGAAACGGCCTTGTACCTCATACATGTTCAGATAGCCCATACGGCGCTGAAAACTTTGGTTTACTCCTTCCTCATAACTCATGTAGAGAACGGGACCGTACTTACACAGCTCCTTGCCCAGCTGCATTACGAACGAACTCTTGCCCTGTGCGCTCGCACCGCTGATGAACCAAGAAGCATTCTCAGCAGGGAAGCCGAACGGACCGCTCCACTGTTCATCCCACGGCAATTCCGTCCATTTCTTGGCTGCGACTTCTTTCGGACTGTACGCTCGTTTCGCCATTGTTACCTTTTTAGCACTTTTATCAACTCGTCTGCAGCAACTACAGACACCCATGCTGCACCTTCAAAAATATCTCCCACAGTTTCACCTTTATGCACTTTAGCCTGGCTACACGTCATAACATAATAGTATTTTGCTATCTCATACCTGCGCTGCTCCCAGTCTATCTTGTGTTTATTGTAGGCCGGTACATTCTGTTCTAAACTTTCCATTAAAGCCTCTTTTTCTTTCTTTGTCATCATGATGCCGTCATTTTAAGTTTCTCTATTTCCGTATAAACCCTGCGTAATCCTCCGCCGGTCTTGCGCACGATCTGTGCAATGTCGCTGCCTTCGGGAGCGTTCACCTTGGCCACAACCCTTGCCTGCTCTTTGAGAAAGTGTTCACGCTCCCTGCCATCATCAGGCGTCACTTTGCTGTATCTGTCGCCATAGCGACTGAGCATTTCAGTATAGCCCACTTTCTTACATTCTATCGAGCGGTTGATTTTTTCCTTCAGACCGTCCGCTCCCATCATATACCATGCGCAGCACCGCTCGGTGGCGTTCCAAAGGGCTTTGAGCTCCAAAAAGGCCTCATATTGTAGGTCGCCAGCCTCGTCCAAGATAATGAGCGGCGTATCGATGCTGCGCAGGTAGTACACAAGGTCCTCATACACATCTGAGTATCTTCCCTTACTGTCGACACCAAACTCGGCTGCGACCTTTCTGATGAGCTTCAGCTTCGTCTTCACCTGCGAGCAGTCAATGTAAACGGCGTTCCTGTGGTGTGCTACGTAGTAGCGTGCCGTAAAGGTCTTGCCGATGTTGGGCATGTCGCATATGATACCGCTAAGGCTCGACTGCTGGGAAAACTCCAGCTGAGCAGTGATGTACTCGAAGGTGGCGGTCTTGGCCGGCTTCCACTCCATCTCGCCTCTAAGGCTGACACCAAGCCTGCGAGCAATGCCTATCCAGTTGGCGTCGCTCAATGCTTTGTCGGTCTGTCCGTTCTTGATGCCGCTATACACCGAGGTACTGATGCCGAGGCTCGCCGCATGCTTGGCATCGCTCGGGTAGTTGGCGCGGTTCTGCTTCACCGCTGCTAAAATTTTCTGCTTCTGAACTTCTGTAATCATAGCTTTAAGTTCCTTATAATGTTATTCTAATAGTCTCCTAATGCCATTTTGCCATAATCAAAACTGGACATGTATTCAAAATCCTCTTTCGGCATTTCCACTTGCGGCAGTTCGAGAGCTTCTTCTTCCATTGGCGCAGCCTTTTGGATGGCCATCTTACCCACCTTCGCGATGGCATTGTCGCGCAGGTACTTGTCGAAATGCACCACATACTTCCGTTGCTCGATGAATGCCTCCTTGTCCGCATCGGTCTGCTCGGCCATCACGCGGTTGTAGGTCGTGATGCGGTGCAGCTTGTCGATATACTTGTCTCCTTGGTAGATGAATACGTCCGTAGGCTTTCCATCCTCGTCGGGCAGGTAGCAGGCGGTCACCTTGTAGTTGTTGGGCGCAAGCCGTTCCAAGACCTCTGGGCCGCTTATCCACCACTCCTCATAGGCAACCTTTACTGTGGAGTTCCTGCGGATGCTCGTCTCCACGCGCTCGCCGATGTAGCGGCTCAATGTCAGCTTGTCCAGCGGACGGAGCGTGGGGTTAAGCCTTGCCACAAGCACATCCCAACGGCTCATCCCGGGATATTTCTTCTGATTGGGGTGAGGCATATTGTTCCATTCGTTGCAGTCCCGTCGATCATCAGCCACGAGTTCCTCGAAGGTGTAATACTTCTTGTCTTCCCATGTGTGGTTGTCACTATCGCTCACCTTCTTCTGGAAAATACGGCGTGCTCCTTTGTTGTACCATCGCCCGATGCCCTCGTGGTTCTTGTGGGCCACCGTGGTCTTGAATGCGCCATTGAGAGATTCCGCATATTTTGCCTGTGAGTTCTGCGGGGCGCAGAACATTACGTTCTTGAACACTTCTCCGGCTTTCAGGAAGCCCTCCTTGTACTTGCTCATCAGGTGCTGTTCCACTTCGATGCCTGCCGGCATGCCCCAACCCTTTCTCTCTATCAATCGGAACATGTCCCTGAAACAGTCAACCACAAGGGCATCGTCCTTCTTCCGTCCGTAGGCAAGTCCTACCCGACACTGACTCACAACGTCGTAGGCATAATAGGCGTGCACATATTCGTTTCCTTTCATGCGTCGTGGCAAATCCACGTCGTCCATCGTGATTTGGGAAAGGGAAAAATCGCCGCCGTGGCGATGCATGTACGGCATGTCCTCATGATAGAACGCGTCCCAACTCTTCAAAGCCTTCGCTATCCTGAACTTGTTGCTTGGTTTGTTCAGAATGTTCCTGATGGTGCTCTCGCTCAGTTCCTTCGGCTCGCCATTCTTATCCGTGAAATCGTCGGGATTGAACAGCTCGCCCGTGTCCAAGTCCCATACATCAAGCTCGCCGCACAGAAACTCGATATACATCTTATGCACGTCGCTGCCGTAAGGCTGGTTGGGAAGCACTCTTATGCTCAAGACAAGCTGCTCGGTCTTGTAGTCCACCTTGCGGCGATGCTGGTTGCCGAACTTGCCGCTGATCAGACTCGAGTAGCCGTCACTCCTATATAGGTTCACCTTCTTTCTGAATCTCAGTGTGCTCTCCGGGAGTGTATGCCCCAGCTGCTCGCGTAGTATCTTTATTGCCGTGGCCATCCTGTCCCAGTCGTATCGCTCGCCCATCGTCCGCTTGACGGCTTTTGAGTTTTCATACAGCCGGATACAGGTGTTCAGTACCGAGGCGTTGATGATGTATTCCCTGATTTTTTCGGGATATTTGTTCAGATTCAAGCCTGTCTTGCTGTGGTCGTTGTAGAATTTCACCGCTTCTTCGTCCAGCTCGTAGTTCGACATGATCCAGCCGGTGAGTATCACTTCGTCGCCATTACCGTACTTCTCCTCGACGGCTTCTTTGTACTTGGTCGGGAGACTCTCAACGGCAATCAGAGCATACTGGTTAACACCTCCTCCACGACGCATCACATTGATGCGCCCACGAGCAGACAATTGCTTGTAGTTGGGTTGGCTGATAATGCCACCATCAACAAGTTCATGCACAGATATGCAAAGTTTCTTACCGTAATACTCCATACCGCACTCTCCTTTATCCCAACGTCGCAGCCCAGTCTTGAATGCCTTGAATATCGCTCGTCATCACGTTCTCAAAGTGACGCACCTTCTCACCCTTCTTGTACACATCGCACACAGGCTCTGTTTTTGAGAACTCCAGCAGTACATCGCCATTGTAATACCTCATGAAATTGTCCGCATCGTGCAAAACCTCCCATTCCGGAGCCTCCACCATCACAATGCCGCCACGTTCCAAGGCCAGCTTGCGTATCTTCTTCGCAAGCTCGCTACCCTCATCCAAGTCTTCAAAGTGAATGGCGTTATACACGGTACGCTTGGAAACCTTAAAAGTCTTCGCGATAAACTCGCGATCCGCTTTCTGAATGTGAATGTACTTTTTCATAATCTCACTTATTTTAATTCGTTTATTTTCGCTAACTTTATAGCCAAATTCCAAATAGAAAAAACATGGTACCTGCAGTATTACTTACAATTGACATTGTCCCCTTCGACCAAACAATGGACGAGAAAGAGCTTCTTGTAATAATTGACCCCTGTCTAAATCGCCTGAAGGCGTTAAAGGGTAGTTTTGACCGCAATACCGACATAAAGCTCTCTGTTCGCCCATACGCACAAGAAGATGGCAGTGAGAAACTGACCGCTCGTGTGGCAATGCTGATCTCTGTCGGGATGCAGCGCGCACTACATCTTCAGCAGGTCTTTGAAGCTTATCATACGCTTCTGCGTTACGAATTGCCCGACTGTCTTGTAAACGCTCATTCAGAAATCTTGAAATTTCAGTAGATGAAAGTCTTTCGTTGCTCATAATCTCACTTTTTTAATCGTAAAACTTATTTGGGCGGGCACAGGGAATCGAGCCTTACGGGAGCGACCCGGCAGTCCATGCTGACCGCTTTGTTATCATACAGTCTATTTACCTGTTGTTTTTTTACACGCCGCTTGAGAGAGACTAAGATCATGTTGCTGAATGTGAGGCCTGCACAATACGCGTCGTCCCGATATCGTTTCTCCTTATCTTTCTCTATGTTGCGCATCTCGCTCATGACCTCACTTAATGAGTCAACCAACATGTCTAATTTTTCAATACTCACTTTGTCTAAGAGTGTCTTCTTCATAATCTTTAATCCTTAAAATTCTTTATTCTCGGCCTTTTTTTGCATCTTTGGCCACGTTTCCAAATGGAACACGTTGCAAAGATAGGATATTTCCTAATATAAACCAAGTAAGCAGTAGATTATTTTCTATATAAAATGTTTTAATAGAAAAACAGACTATGATATTAGACCGGATTAAGGCGTATATAGATTATAAAGATATTACCATAGCTGCCTTTGAAAGAAGCATTGGTATGTCTAATGCCTCCTTTGGAAAGTCGTTAAAAAACAAAGGAGCTATAGGTACTGATAAATTAGAAAATATCCTATCCGTTTATAATGACTTATCTCCTGAATGGCTTCTCACAGGTAAGGGGGATATGCTCAAGACTGTCGTAGATTCTTCTGCCGCTGCCTATAAAGCCTCATCAGCCCTACCCAAGTCTTCCAAGAATCCTAAGGGCATCCCCCTTATTCCGCTTAATGCTGTGGCGGGTTTCCCGGCAACTGACAGCGAAGGGGTGTATCTCGAAGATTGTGATCGTTACACCATCCCGGAGTTTGAAGCAAAAGGGGCAAACTTCCTCATTCGTGTCTCTGGCGACTCTATGATGCCACTCTACAATAGTGGCGACATTATTGCTTGCCGGAAGATTCCCAATATTCTCTTCTTTCAATGGGGCGGAGTATATGTTCTCGATACCAGCCAAGGAGTACTCGTCAAGTACGTCGAAGAGTATGAGAAAGACGACGAATGCATCCTTTGCGTATCCGAAAATAAACGTTTCAAACCCTTCCCCCTTCCGAAATCTGACATCCGTTCCCTCAGCACCATTATTGGCCTCGTCCGCCTCGTCTGA